TGGTGTCGTTTTCGTGCAAGACAAGAAACTTACCTACCTGACCACCAAACTCTACTAAGTCACCAGCTGACATATTCTTGCTGTGTAAGAACGTATAATCCTCTCCGTCAGACCACTTAGCATCTACCGTTATAGAACCTGAAGCGGCGCATAAGAAGTATGTGAGCTTACAATGATAACCTTCTGGAACAGTTAGCACAGTGACGTATGTGCTGTTATCAGCAACGTCTGGAATATACCCTTTAGAGTCTTGTATTACTTGCATCAGTAACTCCACATGACAGGGTATTCGGAGTCGCGTAAGTCTACGTGTACAAACGTCTTAGCTACACCAATCCCTTTAAAACCTAATTCAATAGCCTTCTCAACAATTAAATAACGTTGTGTACCGTTTAACACTTTAATGTCAGCGGCTATACCTTTAGTGTGTGTGCCAGGTGTTGGCTTAGACGCTTCAACTGAATGAGACGCTGAGCGATAGCCACTGGTGATGTGAAACGGAAAACCACATTCTTCTCTCAACATATCAAGCATAATGAGGAAGTTGTGTGACATTCTGTTTTCACCCGTCTCCGTACAGTTAAACTCTTCTAACGTAAAATACTTAAGCGTCATTTACCACATCACCTTCTATTGTTTCACCGCTAATGTTGACAGCATCACCCACTGTCGAAATGTTAACTTGTATTGACGGACGCGACACACTCTCTTCTGAGAAGCCCGACAATGGAAGTAGTCTATCAGCTACGATCTTCCACGCGACAGCTTGTGCTTTATGATCGTCATCTAATGCAGCATCTAAAATCTTTTGTAACACTTTAGCAGACTTTGGCGACGCTAACATACGTTGACGATATTCCGTCATAATCGCTGACTGTTCACGACGTGTTAAACCACCCGTTTCAGCTAAGTCTGTTTTACGAGGACGGCCTCTTTTAGGCTTGACAGTTGTTGAAGACATGTATTATCCCTACTCTAGCGTTTGATGTCGTAACAGAGGGTACATAGTTGCTAGCATTAACAACTACATTCTACTTTTTAGTAGTGTGTTGTGGGTTGGTAGGAAGGTTTGACGTTACAGTGTCTCGACGTTAGTAGTCATGCTGTCGTGTTCAACGTTCTCTACCGTACAAACTATGAGTAGATTATATCATACTTTTAAGTAAAAGTCAATAGGCTTACACGTACTATTGTGTATTATTTACGTTTTTAATACTAGAGTACTAAGACGTTTATTACGCTAGAGCCAAGCAGTTGGTTACGCTGCCTTTTTTATATGCCAGAGTGTCGTTTAAATTCTCTTTGTAGTCAACGGCTTAGACTACTGTGTATTTATACAGATGTGTACGTCTATAGCGTTTTAAAATGCCTTCTTCGCAAATGCGTGCGCGTACATTAACATTATCAGAGCCGCCGCCCCCTCCCCCGCCCCTTCATCGACACCCACCGTTCACGCCTTGAACACCGATAGCGACGGCGGCGACGCTAGCGGCCGCTTGGCTGTATAGGGACGGTGGCGGACGGTGGCGGCGATGGCGTTGGTGTAGTGGAACGGGAGCGAGGGACGATGCGGGACGCTACAGCCACTATCTAGGGACGTTATAGGGAACGCTCCTGGCTCATTCACGAAATGAATAACGACTATTCAGTAAATAAATGTGACATTCCGCTCGACTTCCTTCAAAGTCCACCCATCGACAGCGGTTAGGTCGGTTACAGCGGGTAACGGCGCTATAGCAAAAATACCGAAAGCCTAGGGAGCGCGTTAGAGTGGATCGCTCATATACACGGTAGGATACGGCCAACGGACGTGATAAAGCCTACCAGCCCACAGCGGGTAACCCTAGACGTTAGTTGCCTAAAGCAAAATCTAGGGAGTGGCCGTTGGACACAATGACCTAGCAAAGTAGCGGACGATTCAGCTAACGATGCAATCGAACAGCGAGACAACGCACTCACTACCGCGAAGCGTATACGGTTAGCCGCGCAGTACCGAGGGAGCGACATAGTCGCACGGTGTCGAATTGTTCGGTTGCTATTGTCTAGGGTGAATCGTAACCCTACTGATGAGACTATACGGAGTCGAAACAATGGAATTCAAACACGTAACTTATGAGTCGTTGAAGCAGTCAGCACGACACTACTACGGTGAGGGCGGCTACTGCACCGTTATCATGGTAGCGCTGGTGCTGGGTTGGAAATTTGGCAAGGCACGTAGCGAGTGGAAACGTCGCGGACGTCGTGACGGTTGCGGCACTTACTTCCGCGACCAAAAGCAACTGCTAGCCGACCACGGTGTAACGTTGAAGCTGTTTTCGTATCGCACGGGTGGCACGTTGTCGACGGTGGCGAGTAAGTTACCGAGTAAAGGTATGTTCTTAGTGTACAGCCGCGGCCATGTGAGCGTTGTACGCGACGGTATCCTCGAAGATTGGGCAACCGATAGCCGCAAGCGTGTTATCGATATCTATCAAGTGGTTTACAATTAAGGAATGGTTAGTATGAAATATTCAGATACAGACATAAACGGTAACGCGTGGCCAGCCGCTTGGGTGGACACGTACAACAACTTAAGCGCACAAATCGAGCGCACGCACGGTGTCGAGCTTAAGCAGGCGTTATTAGATGAGCGACACCGCTTTTACATGTTATGTATTTACACGGCTCAGGAGGCTTAGTATGACCTATACCGTATTGGCAACGAAAAAAGGCGGCGCTAGCTTTGTTAAAAAATTCAAAACCGAGCACGATGCTAGAGCCTGGGTTTACGACGTGGCGTGGGAAAATGACACAATTTACCACTGCACTATTACCACCAACGACGGGCACGAACTAGTTGCCCTGATACCATGTGAATAGGGAGTAAACAACGATGACTAACTTACAACCAGCGCCGAAAGGCTTTGTACTAGGCGAAGCATTAAAGTATGTAGGTAATGCTAGCTGGGATACCGAGTGGTGTCCCGCTTGGATACGTCCCACCGACTGCGGTGCGGATGTTATATGGATAGAACGCAACGGGGACTATTGCGGCTTGTTTCAGCGCGTCCCACACAATCAATTTGCAATTATCGTGGCCGCATAAGCGGTCACACAATCAACTTACACGGAGTAATTAACATGAACTATTCAGAATACACACAAACCATGAACGCGCTTGTCGATTCAGTTTATGCTGAGTTAAAACGAGACGACACCCAGGAACTTTCGGACATCGTACACGAAACAATCGACGGCCACTCCTGGGTTATCTATTACGCTGATGCCTTTGAGCTAGTAAACTTTGTTAGACAGTTTGACTTTAGCGAGTACGACGAGGCGCAATACACCGTAGAAAACGTATGCGAGCCCACTACAGACCTCGACACCCTCATTATGCACATGGCTTTTTGGATTATGTATAACGTTGTTTATGGTGCTGTACAGGAACGCTTAGAAGATGAGGAGGTTTAATATGACTTACGACGACGCACTTACACTACTGATACAGGTAACGAATGGTTTAAACATTGCCAGTGCTATCGACTTGTTAGAAGACGGCGAGGCATTAGCGGCGGCAGGGATTGACAATCAAGCGGCGGTCGAGTCGTTGCATTACGAGTTTATGCGCGAGCTTGAAGCGAAGTATAGCGAAGTGATAGGGGGTTGATATGAAGAAGCTAGGTAAGGTATTGTTAGGCGTCGCGGTTTACGTTGTGTTCTGCACGACGTTCGCGATGGGTTTATTAGGTATTACATTTGGTGAGTTATTCGGAGGTGTATTGTGATTAATTGGGAAGCGAAGGCGGTTTACTTGTTAACGTACATGGAAGCGCTACGCGATGCGTACAGCGAGAGCGAGGAACACAACCGCCAGTTGGCGGAGATGTACGAAGATGACTACTTTATCGGCAAGGTGGAAGCGTACGCGCACGTCGTGCAAGCGTTGCAACGTACACTCGACACGCTTGCGTTGCCTAGTGATACAGCGGAGGTGGTCAGTGATCGAGTTGCTTGAGTTGGTTTTAATAGGGTTTAGTGTCGCCGTCCTGGGTTTATGGCTAACAGGTGAGTTTAAAGAGTGAGCGCCTCAGTGGCCGTGTACGGAACGTTATCTTAAACGTATGTGCTAGTATTCGTTTAACGATAACGTTGCTTACACGGCTTCTCAGGGGCTTCTAAGGGCATTTTAAGGAGAGAGATTATGTTTGATGTAGATTTTCCACACGATTTAGCAGATTACACCGACTTGTGTTGCGTTTACGAGGCGCGCGAGCAGTACTTCCGTGTTGCATACGACTCGCTTAAGTTTGGTGCGTACCGATACAACGTGTTCGAGTGTCTCGAATACATACTCGACGACATCGTCGACGTGCCTAACACGTTTGCGCTACGTGTACGTAAGACAGAGCAAAGTCAGCAGCAGTTACGTCAAGAGGTTATCGACCACTGGCGACCGTTCGTCGACGCCCTGGAGCGTCAAGACGTCGAAGCCGTCGGGCGTTTTATACTCGACAAAGTCGAAGGGGGTGTGTTAAAAGAGATTGAGCGGACGTTGATTAACGAACGCGACGAACGGCTGTTCGAGACACGTAAAGTGTAAACTATTCACGTTGACGTACTAAGAAATTTATGCTAAAATCTTCTTATACGTTAACGTACTTCAACGATGTTTTACTTAAGAGGATGTAGTATGTATAACGTTAACGATGTAGACGCCTACTATGTAGACTACACAGACGAACTGAACGAAAGCGACACGTTCGTGTCAACAATCCACAGCTTCGAGCAACTTGTTAGCAAGCGACGCGAGCGCCGTCACAGTACAGCGTTCGGGCATCACTCAACGGATGTTATGGCCTGCTTCGTTAGTAGCGGCAAGCTCACGCCAGAGGTTTACTGATGAGTATGTTTATTAAAACACACATACCGTGTCCGAAGTGTGGCAGCAGCGACGCTGCCGCTATCAACTCTGATGGCTGGCGGCACTGCTTCAGCTGTAACGAACGGGAGAAGGTAGCGGAGGCGACAGAGCAAGTGGTGACACGTGTCCCGTCGTCTCAATTCGACAGCATCCTGACCGCAATCGTTAAGGCTAGTCCGAAAGCGATTGTAGAGCGTAAGATTGAACCTGCGACAGTCAAGCAGTATCGTGTTGTCGTGGATAACGATCGGCACATCTACCCCTACTACGCACCTGACGACAGTAACTTTCCCGTAGCCGCTAAGACGCGCCTGGCTAATAAGGTGTTCACGACAGCGGGTGATGTTAGCCAAGCGGGGTTGTTTGGTCAGCAAGCGTTCGCGGCGGGTGGTAAGTATATCGTTGTCACCGAAGGCGAGCTTGACGCAATGGCCGCGTATCAGATGATGGGTGGTTACCCTGCGGTGTCTGTACGCAGTGGCGCGTCGGGTGCCTTGCGCGACTGTAAGCAGTCGTATCAGTGGCTTGACTCGTTCGAGTGTGTGGTCGTGTGCTTTGACGACGATGCGCCAGGGCAAGAGGCGGCGCAGAAGGTGGCGGAGTTGTTCGGCGGTAAGTCTAAGATTATGCGCCACGTTAACGGCTACAAAGACGCCTGCGACTACTTGAAAGCAAGCGACAGCGTGGCTTTTAACAACGCATTTTGGAAGGCGGAGCAGTTCACGCCAGACGGCATCGTCTGCGGTGACCTACTGTGGGAAGAGGTGTCGCGCCCTATCGAGAAGGCCGCTGTCTACTACCCATACGACGGCTTAAACCGCATCACCTACGGCATACGTCCTGCCGAGCTTGTGACGGTGTGTGCGGGTAGCGGTCTAGGTAAGTCACAGTTTCTGCGTGAGGTGGTGTACGCAATCAAGCAGCACACAGACGAAGCGATTGGTCTGATGTTCATGGAAGAGAGTGTAAGGCGTACGGCGTTGTCGCTGATGTCGTTAGCGGCTAGTAAGCCATTACACCTACCGACCACAGAGGCAACCGACGAAGAGCGGCGGGCGGCGTTCGATCAAGTGTTAGGCGACGGACAGATATTCTTGTTCGATCACTTCGGTAGCTCGGATGTCGACAACATCGTAGCCCGTGTGCGTTATATGGCGAAGGCTATGGACTGCCGTTACGTCTTCCTCGATCACGTGTCCATCATCGTCAGCGCACAGTCGAACGGAGACGAGCGCAAAGCGTTGGACGAGATCATGACCAAGCTCAGGACGTTAGTGCAGGAGACAGATATATCGCTGTTTGTCGTGTCCCACCTCAAGCGACCAGAGAACAAAGGTCACGAGGAAGGGGCAGCGACGTCGCTAGCACAGCTACGCGGTAGCGCCTCAATCGCACAGCTTAGCGACATCGTGATCGGCTTGGAGCGTAACGCCCAGGCGGACGACGAGAGAGAACGCAACACGACACGCGTGCGTGTGTTAAAGAATCGTTTCAGTGGTGAGACGGGTAAAGCTTGTTCGTTGCTGTACACTCAGACAACGGGCAGAATGGTAGAGTATGATGAAGATGCAATTTAAGGAGAACTAATGGACAGCTATCATAATATATTTCAGTTTTATGTGTACACCTATCGTGATGAAGAAGATGAGGTAGTTTATGTTGGACACGGATGCAAAGGACGAGCTTGGCATTGTGGCTACATGCGTGGAGATACGCTAGAGCGACAAGAGTGGAAAGAACTACAGATAAGTAAAGGACTGCT